CAGATTTAACGCCAATTTAATTATTGACTCAAAAAAATCGGACCGATCCAGAGCTGGGATATCTCCAGCAGCTATCCGGCTGTTATGCTCTCCGAGTTATTCCCTCGCAAGCTGATCCGGCAGGATCCTGCCCTGTTTGATATTGAATATCAAGCAGGCAAGGCCTGCCTGATCAGGTTATATCTGGAAGATGTAAAGCTCAAAAATGAGCGCTGGGGATCTCCATACATACCTAAAGCTAAATGTGAAATGGTCAGCAATCCGCAAGTCGACAACGGCAGGATCCTGTCTGCAGATGCTTTGGAGATCTATGTTACTGAGATTGATATGGAGATCCTCGCGGATGAATATGATTTCAGATATAAAATACTTGAGCTCTGGACCGGTACTAAATCAAAACTGCCGGATGTATTCAGGAATCTTCTGCTGAAAACATATGTTGAAAAAACACAGCTTAAAGGCGGAGATCCGTATCTATATGGCAAAAAGAAAAATCTGTTTAATTCATATTATGGTATGACGGTCCAAAATCCATGTAAACCTAACTATGAATTTAAAGACGGAATAATGCAGCTGAAAGATGAAAGTCTTGAGGATCTTATGGCACAATATCAGAAATCAGGATGGCTGCCTTATCAATGGGGCGTTTGGGTGACAGCATACGCCAGGCGTAAGCTCCATGCCGGCCTTGCGATCATTGAGCCGGACGACTTCCTTTATTCAGATACAGACTCAATTAAATGCATGGGAGATTATACAGCTCAGTTTAATGAGCTCAATAAGCAGTACCTTGATGAGAATCTGAGCGCTTTGGATCAAGCCGGCAAGCGTCACTATATTGGAATCTTTGAATATGAAGAGAGTTATATGCGATTTAAAACGATGGGCGCTAAAAAATATGCTTACGAGGATATGGACGGAAAACTGCATATCACGGTCTCCGGAGTCAACAAAAAGCGCGGAGCTGAGGAATTAAGGACTCTGGACCGCTTCAAAGAGGGTTTTGTATTCAGATCTGGCGGAGGACTTGCAGCTCTTTACAACGACAAACCGGAGATCACCAGCGTCCGGATCCAGGGGCATACGCTGCCGATTACGTCAAATGTCGCGCTGTTTGATTCAACATATACGCTCGGACTCAGTGCAGACTATGGAAAATTAATATTATGGTTAATGAACAATGACATCAGATCAGCTTTACATTATGAGCGCTGATCTGATAATATGAAATTGCCGGAGGCCGATGCGTCCAGTAGGTCCTCCGGTGATTGAACAGGACATAAAGAAAGAAGAGGACAAAAAACATGTCATTTGCAAACAGACACAACACAACAGCATCAAAATTCACATTTACTCAGGAGAAAGATGTTCCGTATTTCAAGCTCAAGGACCTTTACAAAAACGGTTATAAATCTGCTGAGAAAACCGCAACAGTCAGAGGAGCTTATATCAACAGAGGCGGTAAATACGGAGACTCTGCAGCTCTTGTATGCGATGGTTTCAATGTAAACCTTCCCTCACATATGCTCAAAGAGATCGAGGAGATCCTCGGCAATGATGAGGACATCCAGGACATCAATGCCGGAGCTGTCGGATTCTATGTATATGAATATACCAACAGAAACGGCGGTTTATCCTATGGCCTGAGATGGGCTGATCTCGACGTGCTGCCATTCTAAAATTATCCACATAAACGCTCCGGATGTATGGACGGCATCCGGGGCGTTTTCTATAGGAGTTAAATATGAAACTGAAATTATATGAGAAAAGCGGATATCTGAACATGCCCGCGATCATCAGATCCGGATATCCTTTTATATTTGTTCCTGCTGCCAGAGGAACCGGCAAAACATACGGCACACTTAAATATCATTATGAGAATCATCACAAGATCCTGCTGATCCGGCGTACAAAGCAGGAGGCTGAGATCATGGCCAGAACGGCCAGCACTGCATATAAAAAGGTATTCGATGATCTGGGAGTGGAGTATTACTGCACTCCATGCGGATCTGCCGGATATGGATGCGTTTATGCTGCCGATCATAGCGGATCTTTTGAGTGCATTGCTTATGTTGCAAGTTTAAAGACATTCGCAAATATCCGCGGTCTGGACTTCTCAGATATTGATTATATTGTTTATGATGAGTTCATCGCGGAGCCTCATGTACCGAAAATCAAAAATGAAGGCATGGCCTTAGCTAATTTATATGAGTCAGTGAACAGAAACCGAGAGCTGAGCGGACAGGATCCTGTCCAGCTTCTCTGCCTGGCTAACAGCGTAAACATGGCAAATGATACCTTTATGTATTTCAATCTGATTGAACAGGCCGAGGATATGCTGCAGCATGAGGAAGAGATCAGAGAGCTCGGCAATAAGCTGCTGATCATTCCGCAGCGTTCACCGATCTCTGAAAAGAAGGGACAGACCGCATTATATAAGGCAGTCAGTGCCGAGTATGCCGAGATGGCAATCAAAAATAAATTTATCCTGAATGATTTCACATACGTTCAGCGCAGGAATCTCAAGGAGTACAGCTGTTTATTCAAGGTCGGAGATCTTTATGTATATCAGCATAAATCTAAACATGAGTTTTATGCCACATTCTCAAAATCACAGACAAAGACAGTTTATGCAAACGGATATGCTGATCTTGCACGATTCAGGAGGGACAAATGGCGCTTTGCCGGCTATTATCTCGATGGTATGATCCGGTTTGAAAACTACAGAGCTGTCGCACTCTGGGAAAAATACTTTGCGATTTAATTGTATAAAATATATACTACAAATAGATAGGATGCAGGCGCTCACAGGCAGCCGACGGAATCGGAGAGCGTGATCATTGCCGGATCCTTGCTGCATCTTATTTATTAAGGAGGCCTCGATATGGACACAAATGCAATTATCCAGGCTGTCAGTACTCTCGGATTCCCGATAGTGATGTGCGCTGCACTTCTCTATTATCTGAATCTGGAGCGGGAGAGCCACAAGGAAGAAATGAACAGCATGAAGGATGCGCTTGACCGCAATACGGTCATCATGACAGAGCTGAAAGAAATGTTAAAGGTAATAACCGGCATGAACCGGAGCGGAGGATCTGATGATTAAACCGGGCAGACTGCAGACATACACAGACACAGAGCTCGCGCTTATGATCCTGCTTGGATGCTATGGAAACGGCGCAGCGCGCAAAAATGCACTTGGATCCAGATATGCTGCAGCGCAGGCTATTGTAGAGAAGATCCTGAAAAACGGCGCGGTTCCGGATGGATCCGGCGCTGACTATGACAGCATTCAGAAGGCCGTCTATGACGTATTCTATGATGTAATCAATGATGTTACTAATGAAGTTATGGAGAAATTGAAATGAAACTGGACGAGATTATGAAACTTATTGATGCCGGTTATACAAAAGCCGACATTGACGCTCTTACAGCTGCAGCACAGTCTGCAGATCAGCCTGCAGAACAGGCACAGCAGGATCAGCAGGCATCTGATCAGCAGGCATCTGATCAGACTGCAGAACAGACCCAGCAGCCGGATCAGCCTGCAGTTAAAACACAGACTGCAGCACTTCCAACATTGCAGCCGGCTACAACAAACGATCAGATCCTGGACGCTTTGAACAAACTGACAGAAACGATTGTCAGATCCAACATCAACCAGACAGTAATACAGCCGGCGCAGCGGACGCCTGAGCAGGCTCTGGCGGAGATCATAGCACCACCTAAACCTGAGAAAAGGAGGTAATAAACATGGCAGTAAATCAGATGCAGATCACTGATATCTATCAGATCTTAAACAATCTGCACACACAGGCAACCGGAAGATCCGCCATCGCTCCGGTCAATACGTCTGAATTTGTATCAATGGCAACAGCAACCCTTGCAGTAGGTACTGATAAAGTCTATAACGCATTAATGGAAACATTGGGCCGAACAGTTTTCTCTGTACGTCCATATGATCGAAAATTTGACATTACAATGTCAAATGAGGAGTTTGGCGCTATCAAGCGCAAGATCAGTTATGCAGACAAGCCGATCCAGGCAGCATCACAGGCGTGGGTGTTCACAGACGGCCAGAGCGTGGATCAGTATGTTATCAATAAGGCTGATCCTGTAGAGATGAGATACTACGGATCAGCAATCTATCAGGACTGGCTTACTATTTATGAAGAGCAGATCAAAACGGCATTTGAAGGACCTGAGCAGCTCGGTTCATTCCTGAGCGCTCAGATGACACATATGTCCAATAAGTGGGAGCAGTGGCTGGAGGAGCAGAACAGAGCAACTGTTTGTAACTTTATTGCTGCAAAGGTCGCTGTTAATAACGGCGTTATCCATCTGCTGACAGAGTACAATACTCTGACAGGACTGTCTTTGACAGCTCAGACTGTTTACCAGCCGGACAACCTGGCGGATTTCTTCAGATGGGTCAGATCCAGAATCAACACACTGTCCCGCCGTATGAGTGAAAGATCCGGAATTTATCAGGTAACTGTGAATAATAAAGCGATCAACAGGCACACTCCGGTTAATTTACAGAGGATCTACCTGCTGTCTGATACTCTTGATACCATTGATGCAATGGTTAATACTGTTACGTTCCATGATGAACCGCTGGCCTATGCTGATGTGCGCGGAGTCTCCTACTGGCAGAATATCAACGCGCCGGATCAGATCCAGGCGACACCGGCTACAATCAACGCAGCCGGTGAGGTTACAGTCAGCGAAACAGCGCAGACTGTTAACAAAGTGTTTGGCCTCATGTTTGACCGTGATGCGATCGGCTCAAACAGATACTTCTATAAAGTGGCGAATACACCTCTCAATGCCCGCGGTCTTTATTACAACACATGGCTCAATTCACGCCTGCAGTACATGAATGACCTGACTGAAAAGGGCATTATCCTCCTTCTTGACTAAATACATAGCTGACCAGAGTGGAGACTGGTTCAGCGCAGAACCTCCGGCAGCAACTCTCCGGAGGTTTTGTTTATAAGGAGTTAATATGATTGTAAGATTCTATAACTTAACAAAACGTGAAAACAGCACGCTGAGGCCATCCGGAGCCTATACTGAATATGAATGCTTTTTGAAGTCAGACACTTCAGTTATCAATCCGGATATCCTGATTGATTTTGCTGATCAGCAGAATCCTCAGCCTCATGTTTCATTCAACTACGCATATATTCCGGACTTCGGAAGATATTACTTTATTTCTGATCAGAGATCTGTATCCGGTCTGTTATGGGAGTACTCGCTTAATTGTGACGTCCTTGCGACCTATAAAACTCAGATCGGAAACTATAACTTTTACATCCTCAGATCTTCCAATGTATTTAATGGCAGAGTCATTGATACATATTATCCGGTATTAACGCAGTTTACACAGACAATTAAGCAGCTTGCGACTCCATGGCCTCATGAGACCATTGACGGAGCAATTCCTGAATATATTTCAGTTACTAAAGGATGTTTCATTATCGGAGTGGTCGGAATCCCGCAGGCCTCCGGATATGGCAATTATGGCAGCATTAAATATCTGGCGGTTAAATACAGCCAGATGAATACACTGATCCAGCAGCTGACCGATAATACAATCATCAGCAGTAACGGCTTTGATGTAAACGATGCATCATTATCACTGCAGAAATCACTGATCAATCCGCTGTCATATATCAAGTCATGCCAGTGGGTCCCGTTTGATTATGATGATGTCACCGGCACCGAGATGTCAACTGTGACAATCTGGACATGGAGCCTTAATATTCCATGCAAGCTGGTCACCGGATTGCCTATGATGTTCAGCAGATCAGAGTTTACTATTGATCCTCATCCGCAGGCCCAGAGCAGAGGATGGTATCTAAATGCATCACCGTATACGCAGCTCGAGCTGTATTATCCGCCGTTCGGAATGATCAGCCTGGATACAATGGAGTTAATCGACACAGTTAAAATCAGACTGGAGGTTTCAACCGATCTGATCACCGGTGCCGGCCGGCTTGAGGTATGGACAGATAAAAACAATCTGCGGACTAGACTGCTGCATAAACTGAATACACAGATCGGCGTACCGATCCAGCTGTCAGAGGTCGGATATGATTATTCAAATGTAAAAGCGTCTCTGATCGGCATCGGTGCAGAGGCAATTAACAGCTTTGCATCTGCTGTTATGCCTTCAGGACTCAGCAGCGCAGTGTCTCAGATCGGCAATGCTGCCAATGCAATGAGAACTCATGTATCAAGCGTAGGCGGAAATGGTAACTTTTCAGATCTGAACGGCCGTATTGAGCTGATTGAGACATATTACTCAATTGCTGTTGAGGACATCAATGATGTGGGCAGACCTCTCTGCGAGATCAGAAGGCCGTCAGACATTCCTGGATTTATCCTGATCAGAAACGGAGATATGCCGCTGCCAAACGGATTACTAGGAGAGCATGATAAAATCAAGGCATATCTTGAAAGTGGATTCTATTATGAATAAGGAGGCTAAGCATGGCATATACACCAAGATTAACAGCGCCTTCAGCTTCTGATCCTAAATGGATCATGAGCCAGTATGGCGGTTTCAATGACTGTGTTGCCGGATCCGATGGTCCGCCGTCTGTACTTCCAAACTGTACAGGATATGTACATGGGCGCGTTATGGAGATCAGAAACCATAATGCTGATGATTCCGGTTTATCATTTGGCAATGGCGTCACATACTGGACAGCATCATCTGCAGACTGGATCCGGGAGCAAAACCCATCACTCGGCGCTATTCTCTGTTATGATTCAGTCAGCGGTTTTGGACATGTTGCTGTTGTTGAGGAAGTGATTGACAATGATACTGTCGTGGTATCTGAGTCAGATTATGGAGATCCGACAATCGGACTTGCAGGCGTCAGATTCAGAGTATTAACATGCATCAGATCAAACGGATGGAGGCCAGCCGGTCCTGCCTGGAATGTAACGCCTCAGGGATTTCTCCGGAATCCGTATGTTGATGATGAACCATCCGGCGGGAAAATCAAACCATCTCTGCTTATGATGCTGCTTAAATATAAGGAAAGGAGAGACAAACATGGTAAACGTATTACCCGTATTGTATGATCAGAAAAATATCTACAATGCGCAGATCAATCCGTCAACGATCCACGCATCAAATACAGGACTCTCGTACTTCTTCCAGAGATATCTGATGCTCAAACTGATGAGCAGGTATGATTTTACGCTGCCGGAGTCCTGGGACGCTGATTACTTCCGGTATGTTTTGTTTACAATCGGATTTATCGGAGTAATGAATACAGATAAATACGGAGTGATCTGCCAGCATGGCACTGTATCCGGATACAATGTTTATTATCGGCCGTCCCGGCTGCTTGTCAGCAATCCGGCGCTCAGGCGCTCATATGATCTTGAGATCGGCACGTACTGCGAGATTATTAAACTATCTCCGGACTGGCGCGGAGCGTATGATCTGGTCATGCTGTACGCTGATCAGATGGCCGTGTGCATGGAGGCATTCGGAGTCAATGCAATCAACAGTAAATTTGCATTTGTGTTTGCCTCTGATACTAAGGCAATGGCTGAGACTCAAAAGAAAATGTTTGATCAGATCATCTCCGGACAGCCGGCAGCATTTGTTTATGACAAGCAGCTCTATGATGCTGATGGACAGCCCAGATGGCAGCTGTTTATCAACAATCTGAAACAGAATTATGTCGGCAATGATCTGCTGCAGTCTCTGACTACCATTGAGCATAAGTTTGACAGTCTGGTCGGATTCTCAAACGCAAACACAGATAAAAAAGAAAGATTGATTTCTGATGAGGTAAATGCCAATAATGAAGAAGTAAAAGCGCTATCTAGTCTCTGGCTTGAGGAGCTTCAGGACTCTATCAAAAAAGCAAATGCAATGTTTAATCTGAATTTATCAGTTAAGCTCAGGGAGGTGAAAACAAATGACACTGTTATCAGTCGCGGGGCTGTACCGGTGGGATCCGACACTGTTTGATACTATGGTCCTGCCGGAAGATATGAACCGGCAGGCTCTGATCGGCAATATTCTTCTTGAATGCTCAGAGCTTGAGATCATGATCACAGATCCGTCTATCATGAAAGAATCATTAACCTACTGGTCAGTCTCACAGCTGCCGATCTGGCAGAAACTGCTTGCAACAACTCAGTTTGAATATAACCCTATCTGGAATAAAGACGGAGTGATCACTGAAGAGCGCACACATTCCCACTCAGATACAGAGGAGCGTGATCTTGCAAGCGCTGCCGAGACAACCGGAACCGGCCAGGTCTCCGCTTATAACTCATCAGCATTCCAGAATGCAAATAAATCAGTGACTGAGGGAACAGGATCAGATACCGGAACGATTGAGCATTCTGCATCCGATCATGACACATATGAGCGCACTGAAAAGGGAAACATCGGCATTACTACAACCCAACAGATGATCAAGGAAGAGCGGGAGGTATCGCAGTTTGACATCTACAAATACATTACTGAATCATTCAAGAGCATTTATTGCTTAGGAGTATATTGATATGATTGGATTTATAGCCGGCTGCTGGCTGGGATCCTGCGCAGGAATACTCATGATGTGCCTGATATATGTGAACAATGATAATTGGAAGGAGTAAAAGCATGACCGGAATTATTGACCATGAAAACGTGAACATCGCAATAAAATATGATTCAGAAGATCACCGCGTATATGTGATTGTTACTGACGGTGATACTGAATATAAAGGAACAATTAAATTGAAGGAGGTTAAATAATGGGAATCTTTGAGCATTGGCCGTATGTGAATTTTCACAATTTAAATCTCGACTGGATCATCGAGAAGATGAAAACAATTGATGAGCGATTCGAAAACGCACAGCAGTATGCAGAGACGGCGACAGAGAAGGCTGCAGAGGCGGAGCAGTCTGCAGCAGCTGCTGATCAGTCTGCAGATCTTGCACAGCAGTCTGCAGAGGCTGCAGCATTATCAGAGTCTAATGCTGCCGGATCTGCGGCAACAGCAGGATCAGCTGCAGCTGATGCAGTCGCTCCGATCCAGTCGCTCGCGCAGTCGGTCAGCGATCAGATTGATGTGCTGACCGGTCAGATTAATACATTCATGTCTGCCCACGCAGGACCGACCGGCAAAACGCTGTTATGGTCAGGATCCGCATATGTTCCAGGCACAGAGATCCAGCTCTCTGACAGCGTTGACAACTATACAGACTTTATTGTTGAGGCCCAGAACGGCAGCAACACATGGCAGATGATTGTACGTCCGGAGATCCTGAAGCTGGTCAACGGTCCTGAAATCTGCCTGCCGGCACAGGCAGGAGTATCTCCGACAGCAGCGCTCAGAGTCGGGCATATCCTGCTCGGAATGGATGCCGGATCCACTGATGTTATTAAGATCAGAGCAAATAATACATGGGACTGGTCCGGCGCTGCAGATGCTGCTGCAGCCGGCACAGCTGTCACATCATCGGCAACAGGACCAGTAATGCACATTAACCGGATCTATGGTATAAGCAACCCTCAGACAAATGCAGAGGTTGAAGATATCAGAGTAGGCGCGGATGGCACTGTATACACATCTGCAGGCAATGCTGTCAGAGGACAGATTTCAGAGTTAAAGAGCGCATTATCAAACAGCATGCCTAGCGCAGTTAAACATGCTTTGGATGCCATGCTCTTAAACATGGTTGTCAAGAACGACGATGTATTCCGTGATGAATACAACACATTCCACACATGGGCATATGCGGTTAATCTGCTTTCGATTTCTGCGGTTTACACTCCAAGTGGTGCGGTTTACGATACAGATTCACTGGATTCACTGCGCTCTGATCTCGTTGTTACGGCAAGCTATGACGATGGAACATCGCAGATTGTAACAGGCTATACGTTAAGTGGAACACTTACCGAAGGCACAAGCACTATCACTGTTTCATATGATGGAAAGACAACCACATTTAACGTAACGGTTGAGTCTCAGTGGTGGACTCTTGAATGGGATAAGTCAGATGGTAATTATCCGTATACTGTAGATTCATCACATTGGACAAAAGTAATGCAGACATCAGTTGTTTCGTTTGTAACAGGCAAGGGCGTCAGATTTAACGGAACAGGCGGCACATTCAGCATATATCCAACTGGATATGAAACGTCAGCAAAAAGCGAGTATGAAATTGTGTTCCAAATTGACACAATGCCAACATTAAACGGCATCGTTCTCAGACTTGGAAACGGAACTATCGGAATGCAGGCAACATTTGGAAATGGTGGCGTATCAATCGACAACGGAGAAACAATGATAAGCGGTGTATCAATTACCACAGGAGTTGAATATACGGCAAAGGCTGTTTGCGACACCACCGGAACATGTCACTTATATCTGAACGGTTCTGAGATTTGGAGTGGTTCAGCTTCAGCAATCGGAAACAAAAAGAACTATGTAATGATGACATCTGAATCAAATATGGATGCGTATATCAGTCAGATCAGATTTGCACCAACGGCATAAGGTGGTGAATTATGGCAGTATATGATATTGACGGCAATCAGCTGAATGCAGTATATGACATTGACGGAAACAGATTGTTAACAGCATATGACATTGACGGAAACGAAGTACTGAGCGGATTAGATGATCTTCTTCCGAACAGACTGCTGGTATGGCATGACGAATTTGACGGATCAGCTGTTGATTCATCAAAGTGGGATCATCTTTTCGGTTACTATAACGCAAACAGATATTACATGTATGCTGATGATCTCGCTCACAACGCATACTGTGACGATAGCATTCTGCATATCAACAACATAAAAGATTCAACCATGCCGAACACACAGTGGACAGGTGCTTTCATTCACACAAACAATAAGTTTGAATTTCGTTACGGCATGATTGAAGCAAAAATTAAATTTCCATCAGCCAGTGTGTTCCATTCAACCTTTTGGACGCTTGGAGCAAACTATGAACGTGTATGCAATGCAAACACGCAAGGCGACGAAACGATTGGAGTTCTTGCGTCTACATGCGGTGAAATAGACATAGCAGAAGCAGACAACGGAACAGTTACAACCACAAAGCATTGGGCAGTACCATCAACTAACACGCACAAAAGCGGTGGTCACGCAAATATTACAAGCGATGATAACTGGCATATATACGGGTGTGAATGGACAGAGGATACTATATCTATCTATTTAGACAGAGTTCTGATAAATACATGGAATGTGTCTAATGCCACAACTGAAGGATTCAACGCTTTCAGACTTCCGCACTTCTTGATGATAAATCAGAATCCATATATGAACGGATCACAAACGCTGACAGAACTTGAAACATTGGTGGATTGGGTGCGTGTGTATGCTCCAGTAGATGTGACGAGCTACATCACTGAAACTGTGGTCAGTATTGATTCAACGCTTTCGCTTTCGGTTGGTGATACGCATCTGCTGACTGCTGAGTTTACTCCATCAAATCCGTCAGATATGACAACACTTTGGGCATCGAGTGATGAAAGCGTGGCTATTTGCTATGGCGGTAAGGTTACTTCGTTGGCAACTGGCACAACAACAATTACAGTCACCACAAAGCATGGATGCACGGCAACATGTGTTGTGACAGTATCTTAAATTAACCTTTAAATAAAGGCCATGCATACAGCATGGTCTTTATTTCTCTGCATTCTCTGCGTTCGGCTGCGTTCCCTGCTCACATGCTTGCATATTGTGTCATACATGCATGATAACATGCTTGCATAACTGAACATGCTTGCATAGTTACATGCTTGCATGCTGGTA